TTCCCGTAGAGTCCCTCTACGCCGATACCGCCATTGGCAACATCCAAGATCAGGAATGCGTGATTGTTAGCACGGTGGTGAGCATGACAGACCTCATTGACGGGGTACGTTCTGGGATTTATCGGGAAGATTTGATTGAACTCATTGGTCGGACGCAGCAGTGGGACGGCTCTTCCGGTGGTTATGACAACCAGAACAATAAGAAGAACAACCGTGGCATGGAGCGCGAGCCGACTAACAGCGGAACCGGGCAGTATTTGAAGCGGGAGATCTTTGTCAACATGCCGATTGATGATGAGAAGGAAACTTGGGATGAGATGAAGAACATTCCTAAGCGATTCCGCGTCACGATGTTTGGCAACACCCCGAACTCAGCAATTGTTGCACGGGTTGAGCGCAATCAGGAGCCGGATGATACCATTCCGATTGAGATGATCCACGCTAACCCTGACGATGGCGACCTCCTTTACCACATCTCTGACTATGAGGTGATTCGTAGCAACATTGCAACGGAGACCACGCTCATTCGGCAGACCCTTGACAATAACACGCTTGTCAATAAGCCGCCTCAATGGGAGGTTGCGGGTGCCGTAGAGGGCAATGACCGCTCATTCGGCCCAGAAGCTAGATGGATTGTTGATGATCCCAACAGCATCGGGTTCATTGATGTGCGTGACCTTTCTCAAACCAACATTCAACTGCTCCAATACATCAAGGAGGATTCCAACACCGCAAACGCCATCGATAAGAATATGGTGGGCGAAAGTTTTGGTGCAAGGACAACCGCATCAGAGGCTACAACGATTAGTGGCAACTCGCGGCGACCCAATGTAGTGAACATTGAGTATATTCTTCAGCAGTTTGTGTCATTCTATGCCCAACGCCTCAAGGTTTCGTGGGAAGCGTATGGTCGTCACGATCAAATCATCCAGATTACGGACGACAACGAGAACCGCCACTTCATCAAACCTACCGGAATTAGCGGAGAGTTTGACATTGTTGTTGATGTTGTTGACGATATGAAGGATGAAGAGGTCAAAGCACAGCGCCTCATCAATGGAGCGACCACATTTGCGAATAACCCGCAACTCTCTGGTCAGGTTGACTGGGCGCTGATGGCATCGGAACTCGCTGAAAGCATCTTCGGCACGGACAAGTTCATTGTTCCTGCGCAGGATGGGGATGCGGTAGCCACTGCCAACAACAATCTGGTTATGATGTTGCAACACGGTCAGCCTCCGCAACTTACGCCTGACATGAACCTCGCTAAACACCTTGAGGTTTACAAGGAGGCGCGGACGCAGTGGAAGGGTTACGAGGATCAGAACCCCAACATTCAGGTTCTTGATAATGCAATTGGTCAGCTTGAGCAGATGGTTGCGCAACAGAATCAGGGTGGTGGGCAGCAGGCTCCGCAGGGATTGCCTCAAGCGCAGGCCCAACTACAACAACAACTCACATCTGGTGCGCTTGGGGGTGTCCAATAATGTGCTCAACAAGCAAGGCCTGCACAAATATGGGCATCTGATAATATGTCAAAGGGTGCAAATTGGGATTTAAATGACAAGGGGGCACTTGGTGGCGTACAATAACTTAGGACATTACGGACTAGACTCTAGCGACATGCGTCAATGGGCGGGTTCTCCCGCTACAAAGGCGTTCATCGCCGAGATAAATGATCAGAAAGACTTGGTATTCAAGCAGTTACTTAAAGGTGGCGAGAAGAAACATAGCGAGAATGCTGAGTCTTATAAAGCTTTTGATAAGGTGCTACGCTTAATCGAGTGGGCATCTAAGGTGAAATAATTTCCACCCACTGAGGGGTGGTCAAAACGAGGTGTGCTACATTTTTGTAATTTTATTATTGACTATGTTACAAAGTTGTAGTATACATTAACGCAGAAACTAAGGAGAGCTACGTGGATAACGAAGCTAACGAAGAAGTAGAGAATGATGTTTTTGATTTCCTCGCTACGCAGAGCGAAGATGTTGAGGACGATAGCGGTGAGATTGATACTGACACCGATGACATCCAGGTTTTGAAAGACCGGATTAGTAAGAGAAATCAAACTATCCGCAAATCAAAGAAGGCTAATCATCGGATTCAAGAAGAAAACGAGGCTCTAGAACAACGCCTTGCAGACCTTGAAACTAAGTTGAACTCACCCGCGCCAAATGCAGAGGCGCAAAATCAGGAACGTAAAGAGGTTCTTGAGCAGTGGCGAGACAGTGTTGCAGACAAACCGGAGAACGCGCTTGATTACACCAACGCGGTCGTAGGTGACCTGAAGACTACAGTTGCAGATTTGCTTGCAGCTCAACAGGCCGACTTCGACAGCAGGCTGGCACAGATCAAGGGCGATATTGATCCAGAGAAAAATAAGTATCGTGATAAAATTAATTCGTTGCGTCAGAACCCGGACTTCGCGGATATGGACGACGATGTATTAATGAAGTTCGCAAAGAATCTTTCGGAGAAGGTTCCGCGAGGTACAGTTAGTGGTCGCAGGGCAATGCCTGATAGTGACCCAGACAAACGCCTCGAAGATTTGAAAGCGAAATTTAAAGCACAGTACTCTAACGGATAACCGGAGAAGTTTATGACAAGCCAAGAAGAAACGAATATTGACGCACTTAAAGCAGAAGCCAAGGAATTGGGTGTTGCAGGGTGGCAAGCGATGAAGAATCCAGAAAAGCTTCAGGCAAAGATTGATGAAGCGAAGAAGGGCACAGTTCGGAAGAAAGCGCCTAAGATGCAGGTGACAACGGGTGCGGGTAATGGCCGCAACGCGATGATTGCCAAGCTCGAAGCGGAAGATCCAGACTGTAAATATCTCACGCAAAACGCCAAGCTGACAGCCGCCGAAGCAGAAGCCAAAGGTTTTGAAATTGTCAAGAAAGACAATGGAGATCTCATGTATTGTGGGGGCGACATCATTGTTCGTACAGACAAGGAATCATATAATGCGTGGCAGAATGGTCGCACCGAAAGTTCACTGAGGGCAATGAAAAGTATCGATAAAGATTTGTCAACAGAGGGTGGAGGTCAGATGATTCAGTCTGCCACAGAGAACCCAAAGAAGGGTATTGACCCTTCATAAACTATTCTAGGAGAATATTATGGCAGTTACAAGCGTTACGGTAAAACCATTTATCTACAAGATCGGTGGAGCAGTGGAAGACCGCTACTCTTACACCTCCGGTGGTGTAGATACAATCGCAGCGGGTGATCTCATCCGTATCAATGCAGCGGGAGCAGTTGACCTCGCAGAAGCGGCAAGCGCGGGTGCATTTCATGGCATCGCTCTTGAAGGCGACAGCGGAACGGCTACTCAGATTCCGGTAATGATGTTCGCATCTGATACCGTTCTTGGTATTCAAGCTCAGGACTCTAAGACTCCGGCGGATTTCCCGCTTGGTGATTCTTTTGCCCTTGAGATCAGCGGAAACACGGTCGGTCTTAATGATACAGCAACTAATGCTGTTGTACAGGCTGTTGGATACGCATACGTTGGAACACCGTGGGATGATGCCACTGGTGTATATGATCAGGCATCCGATACCGCTAATGGTATTGTGTATGTGAAACCACTTCAGGCTACGCTGGAAGGCGCAGCAGCAGCAGCATCCTAAGGAGAATATATCATGGCTTGGAATTTTGGTGAAAGTGTAAAAAGTAGTGTCCGTTCCGGTTCTGGTTATCAGCTTCTTGATGCCGAAACTGGTGATTTCTATACAGCGGCTTTAGACGAAGCTGCTAATCTGCTCGCGCAGACCCCCGTACAGGGATCGAAATACTTCAAGGTGAAGAATGTTGACAAGAACAACTATTCGTCCCGCGATGTATATGGTGTTGGAATGGCTCAGGTCAATTCTGATGGCGAAGCTCTCGCGTTTGATAAGTCCGTTGTTGGATTCGATCAGACCATTAGCAACTACGTTCTGCGTCTTGCTAAGGGCACGGGTCGTGAATCCCTCGAAACTGATCGCTTTGGTGTGATTGGTGACGACGTTCGCGAACTGATGCAGAGTGGTAACAAAACCATCGAACGCATTCTGGCTGACGCGGTCAACCGTGGCTTCGAGGGTGGAACTCCTGGTTCAACCACTGGTCTGTCCCTGTTGGCAGAAGACGGCCTCGCGCTGTTTGCAACCGGTCGTCCTCAGCCTCGCGCTGCGGCAGGAACGTGGGAAAACAAGAACACGACTGGTAGCCTGACGGCCTCCACCGTTGCTTCTTCCCGTGAACAGCTCAACACCTACCTCGATGGCAATGGCGACCTCGCTCCCCAGATGCTTGAGAAAGTAGTTGTGTCCCCGAACATGGAAGATACCATGCGCGAAATTAGTGGTACCACGCTGAAGGTTGATACCTCGCTGAATACCACCAACATCGTGTCCGGCACTCCGTATGAAGTGTGGCACTGGCTGAACGACAACACCGTAATTTATTGTGGTGATGCCGAGAACGGTCTTGAGTTTCACGTTCGTAAGAATCCTGAAACCCTGACTTGGGAAGATGGAACTAACCCTGACTTGATCAAGACCCGCCTGCGTATGGCAGTGGGAACTGGTTGCAAGCGTCCGGGTAAATTCATCGGACAGCTCACGGCTTAGTGAACTAATGGGGAGTGGGGGTAAAACCTCCTCCCCTTTAAATTGGGAATTTCTATGGCGACCATTTGGAATCTTGAAAACGGTGTTTACTCAGACAACAACGGACTTATCAAACGCGAGAGCTTCGACATCAGAATTGACCTGAGCCATTCCAACACCATATACATCGCGGGACGAATAGTTGTTCTTGTCAACATTCTTCACCTTGAAGTATTTCGATCCCTGTACGGGGGTCT